TTTCACAACGATTCCACCAACAGTAATCAAAAAATTTGCAACAGGAAAAGGAAATGCCAAAAAAGAATTAATGTATGAAACATTTTTAGAAGAAACTAATATTGATTTACAAAATCGTCTATCACCGAAGTCAATCAAAATTACTAATCCTGTTTCAGATATTGTAGATTCGTACTACATTTGTAAGACAGGGTTACTCTAACTAGGAAGTTATGTCTCCCCAAACATTAAACTACCCATATTTAATTGAAACGAGCAAATCACAAATTCAAAAATACAGTAAAGTAGAAGCAGACAATGAGGCTGAAATCTTACAACAGTCTGGTGAAAATGTAGAAGTTCATCATAGAGGATTTCTTCTTTACAAATTGAGTGGGCAATTTCAAGGAACACTTTTCCCATAAAAAACTTGACAATGTTGTCAGTAGTTGTTATAATTATATTATACAAACAAATGAGAAAATTATGAGCATGATTAAATTTGATGACTCTAAGATAAAAGAGATTAGAGGAAGAAAACTAAAAGGCCTACCACCGATACCTTCCACCGAAGATATAGTTATTGCTTCAAAGGATGCAAAGGGTGGTAGTGAGTTGATTTACGAAAGAGTTAAGGAGAGAGTGCCTGATGACCTCTGGAACTACTTCCAAATCATTCTTTCAAGAGTTCGTGACTATGAAGATAAACCTAAAATTCTTTGGTTTCAAGACACTTCTAATGACCCTGAAGTACAATTCCTAAAAGATAAAAGTCAACGAGACAAGTTTGATAGATTTGTTTTTCCTTCTGATTGGTCTCTTGAAAAATACCACCTTGATCTTGGAATTGAATATGAAAAGAGTGTGGTTCTCAAAAACTCTATCGAACCTATTCCTGTTCACACAAAACCCAAAGACGGAACAATAAGACTTGCTTATATCTCCACACCTCATCGTGGATTGGATTTATTGATAGGGGCATTTCGTGCTATGAAATTAGAGAACGTGGAACTGGATGTGTATTCTAGTTTTAAGATTTACGGATGGGAAGGTAAAGATAACGAATATCAACCATTATACGATGCTTGTTTGGATACTCCGAATGTTAATTATCACGGAACAGTATCCAACGATGAAATCCGTGCAGCGTTACAACAAACACACATTCTCGCATATCCGAATATATACAAAGAAACAGCGTGTATTTCGGTGATTGAAGCGATGAGTGCTGGTTGTGTTGTGGTCTGTCCGAATCTTGCAGTCTTACCAGAAACGTGTGCTAACTTTGCTTGGATGTATGGATATGTTCAAGACAAGACTGAACACGCTAGGAAGTTCTCCTATGTTCTGAAAGATGCAATTGACAGTTTTTGGGAAGCACCAGTTCAGGCTGGTCTCGCTTTTCAGAAACAATACTTTGATATGCACTATGACATCGATACCACTGCTAAGCAATGGGAAATGATGTTAGGAACTATCAAATCAAACCTTGAATATTCTAAACAAAAAAATGATAATGGCGAAGAAATTGAAAGTAGAAAGAAAACCGATGAAGACCAAACGAACTCGTAAGATCACAGAAGAACAACGTGAAGCGCTTCGTGAGAGAATGAAACTCATGCGAGCAAAGAAAGCTCCTGCTGAATTCAAGAACATTAGTAAAATGGTTTTGGATTTACCAGATGATGATACATACTCTTTCAAGAACATTAGAGCGTGGATAAAACACAACAAAGAAATGATTTCTGCTCTCAACGCTCAATCAAGAAGCAGGAGTGCTACAGATAAAGAACGTAGAACTTCAGAAAATCTATCAGCATCCAAAAAAGTATATGTTCGTTACTGTGAATATTATCTGAAAACTGGTGATTGGATTTCGATGTATTCGGGTCAGGATGAAGAACACAAAGTGGTTCCTAGATGTGTTGCGATGGCATATTACTCTGACGGAACTCCTAAGAGGTCTGAGGGGGTATTCTATCCAGATATTGCCGCAGTGTGGACAAAAAACATGAACGAAACAGAACACGGAACATCACAAGAATATATTCCTAAAATCAAAAAAAATGTCGCGATAACAGACAAGCAATTTATGGGAGAAGTATAATATGGCTGAACATAATGTAGTCGAAACTCTTGAGATGGTTGATAAAGCCAAGACAAGAGATGAAAAAAGAGAAATACTCAAATCGAGAGATAATTATGCAACTCGAGCATTGTTGCAATTAAATTTTCATCCAGACGTATCGTGGCATATTCCAAGAGGTTCACCACCCTATACACCAAGTCAAGACGCGGATTCTACTGAGGGTTCTATTCATTTTGAAGTGAAAAAACTAAATTATTTTGTTAAAGGTGGTGGTCATGATCTTTCAATGTTGAAGAGAGAATCGATGTTTGTTCAGTTGTTAGAAAGAGTTGCCGCGAAAGATGCCAAATTATTGATATCTGTCAAAGACCAAAATCTGTCTTACAAGGGATTATCTTACAAATTAGTTAGAGATGTTTGGCCAGATTTACTTCCCGAAGTTGAAGAAATGGAGGATGCAGAGGTGGTGGTAGAAGAGAAACCGAAGAAGAAATCGAAGAAAAAAGTAGTTGTAGAAACCTAAAAATGTATAAATATAACTACAAGTTTGGTTGAGATTGATGTTTTATGTGTTTTTAGTGAACTGATTGAATAACCAAAAAAGGATACAAGTATGGTAAAAATAGTAAGGATGTTCCTTGCTTTATTTGCTACACTATGGTATACTACTTCACAACTTAATAGTTCGGCACCATTTTATATTGATAGTAATTCAAAATCATCAATAATTGAAAAAATGGGCGACACGAATTATTATCAAACCCCCGAACCAAAAATTAAATATTCATCAGCAGACGCCGATTGTCTCGCAAAAAATATTTATTTTGAAGCAGGAGTGGAGAGTACAGCAGGAAAACTCGCAGTAGCAAACGTTACGATTAATCGTAAACTCAATGTGAATTATCCTAATACCATTTGTGGTGTAGTGCAAGAAGGCATTCATTATTATGATGCTGAGTTAAAAGATCATGTTCCGGTGAGAAATAGATGTCAGTTTTCGTGGTATTGTGACGGCCGGACGGATATTCCAAACGAAGGTAAAACGTGGGAATCTTCTCGAGCACTCGCAATAACAGTGCTAGAAAGTCATTATGATGAAGAACTGATTGACATAACAGATGGAGCTATTTTCTATCACGCAAATTGGATGAAAAAATATCCAAGTTGGAGTAAACAGAAAATAATTATGGCTTCCATAGACAGACACATATTCTATGGAAATAAAAGAAAACTTTATTGAAGAAAAGACTTGACAAATCTCTCGTTTTTCTGTATAATTATAGGTGAAGAGTGAGAAAAGTTTAATTCTAACCTAGAGATTGAAAATGAAAAAGTTACTATTGACAATAAGTTTTTTGATGTTACTTAGTTCTACTTTGATGGCGAAAACCGAAATCATTACGGAGGAAGTCTGTAATGCTCCAGCGGGCTGTCGAATTGAAATGACCGATGGTTCTTGTCCAGATTGTGTTACTATAACAAGAACGATTGTCACGAAAAATATTGTAAAAACAACATTTCCAGTTGTTAAAAAAGTTGATCTGATATTACCTATATCCTATTACAAGTATGGATATCCTACAACGCCTGGAATGAATTTGTTGACATCTACTATTCATCGGTAAGATTGAAACTATATAATAAAATATAAACATTGATAACAGGAAACTGATATGCCCTATTATGATTATAAATGTTCATCCTGTGAACATGAGTTTGAAGAAAACATGAAGATAGTTGATAGAAACAAACCAACTGAAGAACCCTGCGTAAAATGTTCTGAGATAGCTGTGAAACATATATTTGGAACTTCTCATATTGGTGATCCTTGGCACCATGCTGGTAGAAAAATTGATGCTGGTTTCAAAGACCGCCTCAAAGAAATTAAAAAATTACATCCAAGAAATACTATTGATATTCGTTAGTTTATGAAAAAATTTAATTATGATCTTTTTGATAATCGAAAAGACCTAATCGAACAAGACAACTCAGGTAACAATGGAAGAATGTATCATGCTCCAAATGGCACATATCCATCCATCACAAATCTTCTTTACGAAATAGTTTCAAAAGCAGGTATACAAGCTTGGAAGAATAAAGTTGGACACGAAAAAGCACAACGAATTTCTACCAAAGCTTCTATTCGTGGAACTAAGATACACAACGTAATAGAAAAATATATGCGTGGTGATGAGGATTATCTACAAGGAGTAGCACCAGAACATATTGAACTAATCAAACTCGCTTTACCACAAATAGATGAGAGAATAGATAACATTCGTGGTATTGAGTTACCACTTTGGTCTGATGGATTAAAGACAGCAGGAACAACAGATTTGATTGCCGAATACGAAGGTGAACTAGCCGTCATAGATTGGAAGACCGCTACTTACATCAAGAAAGAAGAATACATCCTATCTTACATTCTTCAAGGAACTGCTTATTCACTAATGATATACGAAATGTACGGTGTCATTCCGAAAAAGGTGGTTCTCTGTATGTTGATAAGATTTGAAAAAGACAAATACAATCCATTAATGGATACTGATATTTTAGTCGATTGGAGAGTATTCAATCCTCTAGATTACATACATAAACTAAAAGAAGTATGTGACGCTTACCACTTTAAAATGTCTTGACAATTCGTTTATAAGTTGGTATAATATAAATATGAGTATGATTAAACTTTACGTTAAAACACATAATAAAACTGGCCTCAAGTATCTTGGTAAAACAGTCAGAGAAGATCATGATACTTATGTGGGATCTGGTCAGAGATGGATCAACCATCTCAAAAAACATGGTAAAGATATTTCTACTGAAATAGTGTTTCAATCAACAGACCCAAAAGAAATAAAAAAGAAAGGAATAGAACTTTCTGAAAAGTGGGATATAGTTAAAAGTAATGAATGGGCGAACTTAAAACCAGAAGAAGGGGATGGTGGTTTTGGTTGGATGGATGAAAATTACAGAAAGAAGAATGCTAAACGAGCTGCAGATATTAGAGCAAAACAAATGAAGGAACAGGGAAATCCTCTTGCTGATCAAAGAACATATAATTTT